AGAGCCAAGGTTGATACGATTTTCAACATTCCATTCCTCGCGGAACTTACGGTCAAAGGCTTGAGCCATCATCAACATCTTCTTAACGGACAGGTTAAACGTGGAAGCACTGGACTCAGAAGACATTAGGTGCCACAACTTGAAATTATAGGGGTCAACTTGGAAAGAACCAGGAGTCTGGTCATTCTTTAGCGCGGCGCGATCCTTACGTTGTTCGTAATTTTCACCTTCAATCTCCACAAAATCGGTGTGTTGCCGAGCATTATTGAAACCGTAAACATCAAAGGGAATTTGAACCTTACGGCAGAATGACGCAAGAATTGTCAACTGCTCAATTGTACCAAACATATTGTAATCCATGCTACCAGACATATCTAGGAACAGGAGCATACCGTGGTTCTTGCCTTCAGGCACGATAGTGGTTTGCTTGAAAAGATTTTCAGAAATCTTATACGACCAAAGACGGCCAGTATCAAGGCGACCGGTCTTGCTAACCTTGGCGCGGGCAAATTGTGCAGCATTACGGCGCAGTTCGAATTCTTGAACCATTGACTGGATTGCCTTGTTATTCTTGTTGCGGAATTCAATGAACAATTCTTGTTCTTTTTCCGACTTATTCAAGAAAGTTTTGCCGCCGGCAACGGCATAGTCTCCGCGCCAGAACATCTGGGCGTCCATAATTTCCCCAACCTTCTTAATCGAATAGACGAAATTCTTAGGATTAAGTTTTGGCAGAAGGGTATAGAAATTTTCGAATGAACTTGGATCAACAATCGAATTCATATTTTCGTTAAAATCATCCATCGTCTCGGCAGTAGGATCGGCTTCTTCAACGTCACCATCTGAACCATCTGAACTTTCATCAGATTCGGAATCCCAGTCAGAGATATCAGGATCAAAACGATCACCGTCAGCATCTTCAGACGATTTGGAAGCCTCTTCTAGTTCGGACTTCTCATCGGATTCATCGGCCTTGGAATCAGAGGTATCTACCGTCTGGTCAGACTCAGAAGTCTCAGGCATTTCCTGAGGTTCAGAAGGTTCGGACTCTTCACCTTGTTCCGAAGACATCTGGAGAGATTCCATCATCTCTTGCATATCTTCTTGCTTCTGGTCTTTTGCGGACTCATACAATTCGGTAGCAATGTCAACGGCATCTTGGAAAGTTTCCATTTCCTCAATACGTTCGATAATCAATTGCTCACGATCCGTGAACTTGATGTTCATGAAAGGACCAACCTTGAAATACAGGTTGATACGGTCAATAAGTGGGCGGGACTGAATAGGATTCTTGGCAAGGCCGAAGAAATCTTTGGCACTCAAGCCCTGATATGCGTTATAGAAGTTGCGGCGAAGACCTGGATACTTGTCTTTCATCTTACGCTCAATACGTGCATCTTCAATGACGTTAAGGTAAGACTTATAACCTGAACCGATCTTGGCCATGATTGCGGCGCGCCATTCTTCAGGCGGCGTATAAAGAGCGTGACCAACTTCATGCCCGATAAGCATATCGTAAAGGTCAGAGTCCATATCTTTCCAGATAGGAAGGGTAAGGATACGTTCTTTCGTATCAAAGGAAGCGGTCTGTTGCTTCACGTGCTGGATACGAATGTTTTCAGATGCCAGCAACTTGGCCAACATCGATTTGTTTTCACTGCTATTCATCATCATGTGTACCATTATACAGATATTTTAGGTAATGTCAAGTCTTTTTTAAAGAAAAGACGAAAAAACTTTCTCAACAAAATCAATGACTTAGCAATTACCTGTCAGTCCACACTGATAGGCAGCACGATTCCGCTCGTCACGTTCAAGCCGGAGACGGGCTTCGTAACCACGCTGGTAGGCAATTTGCTCGGATGTCATATAATTGTTAAGATGTTCCTGGTACAATATTACCGGGGGCGCAGGTCTTGGCCTGCTGACCTCACTGATGATTGTACCAAGGATAAGGCCACCCACAACGGGTGCTACCCAATTTGAATGGCGGTGGCCGCGGTCCGCATATCCCACTTGATGGTTGCGGGAATAGGGCGCGGCGTCATGGCGGTGGCGGTCACCAGCATGTGCTGTGGAAGCCGCGAAAACTGTCAGTGCAATTGCACCGAGTACTAATGACTTATTCATAGAGACTCCTCTGTTCATCATCATATGTACCATTATACACTATTTATCACCAATGTCAACCATTATTATCAAAATAATTGAAAATATATTTGTGAACAAAATCAATGACTTAGATCAATACTTAGTCATTGTCCCGTCTGGATGTGCTAAAAATGCATCAAATTTCACATCCGGATATTCTTTTGACAAATCCTTCAGCATTTGAAGGTTGGCAACGGCATCATCAAAAAGCCTCACTCTCTTGTAAACACCCTTTTCTAGGTAACGTTTAATGATAACTCTCTTGTTTGCGGCAGCATTGCCTATACCTAAGTTACCAGCACGTTCTACATAGACGTTATCAATATCGAAACCATGATCACGAAAGGTCTGAAGAAACATTTCTTTATTATCAAAGTCACTTCTTGCGGTGATAATAATCATTTTACTTGCGGCAGTCTTCTTAACATTGCGTAAGATTGCCATGGCCTTGTTTATGGCCTTTACAATTGGTTCCGAAGTATCACGAAAGTGCTGTGCGCTTTGAAAGTCAGAAAAATCAAAAGATTCACCTGATTTTAGGTCATACACATTGTATTCTTTATTTGCCAGTTCTCTAATGCGTTTGCCGTCTTTAAGCAAATACACCTTAGCTTTTGTCATGAACAAGGTTTCGTCGATGTCCCAGATCGTTAGACCTGGTCCTTCTTTTTCCTCATTCAGAAAGTCCTTCAGTGATAGTAGTGTCATCTTTTACCTTTTTAGTCCCGGCGGTCTTCTTCTTATCTTTATTTATAATCTGATATTTCTTCTTAAGTCTGCCAGAAACGTCCTGAGCATTCATCCAAATGTCTTTATTGTCCAGTATAGTACGGATTTCAGCCTCGGTCAAGAAGTTTTTATATACGTCTTTTAGAAGAATTTCCGACCACTTCTTATGATGCACCACGTTGTCATACAGTTCACCGCCCTTGCCGTATGCTCCAGAAGAATAATTATGAAACATAAACATGGAGTGTTCGCTTAACTGAAACTGGTCTGCCGAGAGAAAAATAAGAGTTGCCGCGGACATACACATGCCTTCAACAGAACAACAAACGCTGGCCGCCGACTCTCCAATTACACGCATCAACTGAATAGCGGTAAAGATATCCCCACCATAACTATTGATATGAATGTGAATTTGATCGCCTTGGTTTGCAGTTCTAATTATCTGCATCCAACTAACATAGTTTTCAGGTGACTTAACTTCTCCGTTGAGATAAAAATGGTGTAATTTGCCGGCTGAACCCTCGTAATGGTCTTTGCCGGCAGGTTCAAATAGTGCTTCCAGTTTGTCAAGTTCGGTCATGTATTTGTATCCATTAAAGTTGATAATTCAGGAAATACTTTAACAAAATCTTCCCCCCTAAGTTTATCTAATCGCATAGTTTCGCTTTTAAATTTTTGTCCATATGTGATAAATGAATCTGGACCTTCAACCTTCTCATTCCATATGTTTTCGAAATTGCTACCAAAATTCATGTTGACAAACATTCCAACTTGATGTTTGGCAAAGTTGTTAACGCGCAAAAGTTGAATAGTACTCTCAATGCTTTCTACGGCCTGTTGTTTGAGTTCGTCGGTGGGAAGAATATCACAAGATAAGTACTCTGGATCGTGCATGAGATATGTAGTCCATGTACCGGCGCCAGGAACCAATATCTTTTTATCAATTAAATACTGGTAAAATTTGTCAAAAGTTAAACAATTATAAACACTCACTACGGTATTGCCCGCTAATTGCACATTGTTAATATTTTTAAACGCTAAAAGGTTTTCTTCGACTTGAGCCCAATTGGTTCCGGCTCTTATATATTCGGCACGTTCACCGTAATGATCTATACTCGCAAAAACATTAATTTTTCTCCGAAAATGTTTCCACAATCCTAACAGGTCTTTATCCTTAAATTTAAGTGTGCTAAGATTGGTACTATATCTAAGACGTATATCCGTGCAGTTTTGCTTTATCATCTCTTCTAATAGTATGTAGTGTTCCTCCATAATCAAAGGTTCGCCGCCGGCAAAATATGCTTCTTCCATATTTGGAATTTGTTCGATAACATCCGACAACAATGGTTTGTTAACAATTTTTGGTATAGGTCTGTAATAAGGCACATTTGATTTTTTGTTTTCATTTTCCCATTGCGAACTAAATTCTTGAGTGCAGGTTCGACATTTGAAATTGCATATGTTGGAAAAACGCATATCAAAAAATAGCATCTTAAAATCGGTCAATGAACCGTCAGACTCAGTGTTCATCATTGCCGCATCAAATTCTTGAGACCATATTTCATTGCTAACGTCTCTGGCACTTTTTCGTCCTGAATCCGTACAATTATTACATACGTCACATACAGTGCTGCGGTTACCTTGCAACATATTCAGGCGCAACTGCTTCATGTCATCGGAGTTTGCAAGTTCTTTTAAACTAAGATTTGTTGTTTTTATAAACGTAGGAGAATTACAACAAGGACCAGAAGTACCTTCTGGTGAAACATGTACGTGAATCCACGGAAGCATACAAAATGTTTTGCTTTCGTGTAAAAGGTGTTGTTTATCCTTTTCGTTGATCATAGTATCTTGTTACAGCAAGCAGTTTTTCTATTTGGTTATCGATGATTGTATTTCGGTTTGGCCAGTGAATATATTCTTTCTCTGGATTTTTCTTTAGATTATATAGCAAAGGAAGAATCATATCCTCTGCCTGCTTTAGCTTTAGTGCCACATCTTGCTGTACAAGTGCCTTATGGTTTTCAAGCATGGTAGAATTGTCCATGCCCAACAACTTGTTTTCAAGATCATACAACTTTTGCATAATCTCTTCGTTGTTGCCCGAATCAACTGTTATCGTTTGTGTGCGGGGTTCTGTGTTGATGGGTTCATCAACTGCCGTAAATCCGAAATCAAAATTATTTACGTCTGCCATTTTCTGTTGCCCCCTGTACTTGGTTTCTGAGGTACTTCTTTGCTTTCTTTTCTAACTTTTTAAACGCCAAATCAAGTTTCATCTTAGAAGCATAATCGGTAAAATTCTTACCAACCATGTGGTCGTATTCGTGTAGTACAACTCTTGCGGTAATGCCATTAAAGGTTTCAACAACAGTTTCGTTTTCCGTATTCTGATATGAAAGCACTACGCCTTTTGGTCTACTAATATTTAACCATAGTCCTCTAAAACTCAGGCATCCTTCACGCATTGTGATAAAATCATTTGACACGCTAACAAGAATTGGATTAAAAATATTGCGGCGTGATGTGTCATCTTTACCCAATACAAAGACTTTATATGGAATACCAACTTGATTGGCAGATAGACCAATACCACCCAACTGCTGTTGGGTGTAAAACAATTTATCTGCTAGTTCTTTTGCATTAACTTCTTTATTCTGAAAGTCAAATAGAGATGGCGACTCTCTTAAAAGAGGGTTATCAAAACGAAGTAATTTCAGTTCTTCCATATTTCACCTCAAAGCATTACAGAATAGTTTTTCTTTTTTTCAAATTTAATAAGACTTCTAAACTTGTCAAAAAGTTGATCACCTTTATGACTAATAACAAATACGTTTGTTTCGTCGTTAATAGTATTTAGCAGTTTCATAACGAACTCGGTTCCGTTATTATCCAAGGAACTATCAAAGACTTCATCAAGAATAAGCAAATTGGTATTGGCACTATTCTTCATTTTTGCAATGGCGCGCCAACTAAACAATAATGCCAAATCAATACGTTGCTTCTCACCTTCACTGAAACTCGCATAACTAAAGTCATCACGGAATCTGGATTTAATCGATTCGTTAAACTGTTCGTCAAGTGTAAACTGTACGAAGAAATCCATCGCCGTCAAGTATTTATTAATTAACTTGTTTATTAGTGGCAGATATTGACGAATGATAATAGTTTTAATGCCGTTATCCTTTAACAAAGTTCCGGCAACATCATAGTAGTGTTTATCTTCGGTCAGTTTAACACGAATCTCGTCCTCAAGCAAGACTTCTTTTGCCATCTGCTTAAGTTTGTTTTTTTCAGCATCAAGATCGGCAGTCTTGGTATCAATCTCATTGAGTTCCAATAACCATGCTTGTATTAATCGTTGAGAAGAAATGATTTCGGTATTGTTTGTAGAAATCTCCTTATCAATCTTACCAATTTCAACATTAATTTGATTGTACTTAGTAATAACTGTCTGTAGTTTGTCAAACTCTTCATTTAGTTTACCAATAGCGGTAGTGACTTCCGTAATTTTCGATTGCTTTTCGGTTATGATCCCATTTTTAAAATCGTGAGCAATGCCTTGTCGGCAGGTAGGGCACTCATCGTTCTTATGATAAAAGGAAAGGTCCTTCTCCAATGTTTTGATTTGTTCGTTAAATTTCTTTCTATAATCAGAAAATATATTCTGTTTGGATAAAGGATCATTAAGAGATTCAATCTCTAGATTCTTTACATCTTTTTCGGAATCAAACGTTGAAATTTTCTGGTTCAGTGCATCAATGCTTAGGTTGGCATCAGCAATCTTTGTTTTTATTTCTTCTGATCTTTTGCTCTTATTTGTCTTAAGTGTCTCGATAAAATCTTTTTGGAGCATGGCCTTTTGCTTAAGAATTTCCAGTTTTGATTCGGCCTGCTGAATTGTAACCTTGTTGATTGCCTGCTTTTCTCTTAACAGATTGTTCATTGTAGTAAAAATCTGAATATCAAGAATGTCTTCAATAATTTCCCGACGAGATGCAAGAGGTAGTTGCATAAACGGAGTAAAGGACGCGCTACCCAAAATCACAATCTGAGTAAAAGACTTGTAATTTAGTTTCAGAACCGACTGTTCAAGGTACTTCTGATAGTCTCTAGAAGCAGCATCTTGATTGATCATTTCACCGTCGCAGTATATCTCAAAGATATTTGGTTTTATGCCACGAACAATCTTATATTTTTTAGAACTGACGGAAAATTCAACTTCAACAACCATATCTTTTTTGTTGATTGAATTCATCAATTGCGGTTTGTTGATATTACGATAGGGTTTACCAAACAAGGCAAAACAAATGGCGTCAAGCATAGTGCTTTTACCACTTCCATTTTCGCCGACGATAAGTGTTGTGGAAGAACGATCTAACTTGAGTTCAGTAAATGCATTACCAGTAGATAGAAAGTTCTTCCAACGAATAGTATTAAATGTTATCATTCTGTGTGGTTCTGCGCTTCAATATAAAGAGTTCTGAGAACATTCTTTAGAGTGCCTTTGTCAATGTCAGTATTAACAGAGTCCACATAATTGGTCAATATTGACATGGTATCTTCAACGTCAATTTCTTCTTCGTCAATCTGGCCCTCTTCAAATTCAGAAAAATCTTCTAAGATTCTCAGTTCAAGTAAATCCATTGCATAAAGTTTCTCAAGAAATTTATCATATTTGTAGAAATCAGTTTTCTTTTCTACAATAACTTTAACACAAGACCCATGCAGATTATCAGGAATGCTAGTGGCAATACCACTGCTATCATCATAACTAATGCGATGAAAAAGTTTATTAGTATTTTCATAGAATTCTAATGAACAATCTTTTGTATCAAAGATATGATAGCCCCTAGGGTCATTGAAATCAGACCAAGTAAACTCGTAAGGGTTACCAAGATAGTGAATATTACCAATAGAACTCCTGTGGTGAAAATGACCACTACAAACCAAATCAAATTTTTTAAAAGGTAAAGCATCCATCCCATGATCGTTTATGTATCCTTTAAACATAGCAAACCCAGCAAATTCAAAATGCCCAAAACAAACCTTGGCGGTTGTATTCTGAACCATCTTCATAGACGTTTCGTAGTTGCCCGAGCAAATCCACGGCATCATCAATATATTTAGTCCGTCAATATTAATTTCCGTAGGATCAGAATACACGGTTACGTTATCATACTCAGCCAAAAGTAGATTTAGAGAGTTTACTTCGTTTGTGTTTTTGAAATATGTGTCATGATTGCCGGTAATCATAATGACATCAATGCCAAGTTTCTTGGTCTTATTGAAGAAATATTCCTTACACCGTTTCAACGTATGGTAATTGACATACTTTCTACGATCAAAAACATCACCCAAATGTATAATGGTTTTGATGCCCTCTCGCTCTATGTGAGGAAAGAAAATCTCGTCATAAAATTTGGCAAAGAAATTGTCAAATGGTATCGAATCAGACCTAGCACCAAAATGGGTGTCCGTAACTATTGCACATTTCATTATTTGCCTCTGCGGCCGCGGGGTTGATGCTTATGCACCATAGCGGTGGTTGACGCCGCAATGACCGCCTCGCAAAACTTTTGAATGTTTCGCAGAGATTGTAATTGGTTTTGTTTTACAAACGTCGGAGTTGTTTCGCCCATTATCGATTCACCCATTTGTGCAACGATTGCGGGTACTCCATCAAAATTTATCATATCTCGGTCTTTCTTACTTTACCTTTGCGGCCGCCGAAGATGACGGAACACCAACCGAATTCAATGCAGCCTCAGCGGCATCATTGTTGGAAACATCTTCTTCTTTGACTCGTTTAATTGTGATTGCATTGTCGCAAAGCATATAGTGCTGGCCACGACCAAGTTCACTCTTCTCAAGATAAATGCACGTAGGATTTTGTCCAGCAACCTTTGTTACAGATCGTCGGTGCAAATCAATATCGCCCACGATCTGTAAGGCAAACAGGGCGGCCGCAGTACCAAAGATTGCGGGCCAAGACCAAGCACGGAGAAAATCGCCAATATTTGAAAAGATATTTTGTTTTGCAAGCACAGGCTTAGGAGTCGGAGTTGTCATAATTCACCTCAAAGTTACATTCAATCTACTTACTATATATCACTTGTCACTCTATGTCAAGCGTTATTTCTTCTTCAACAATTTTATCAAAATATTTTGGTCGTCTCTTAATTATTTTCTTAGTTGGTTCGCCTGTGGCCACAGGATCAGGTGCAGATTCATCAACCTGCTTTTTGAGATAATTAATAAATTCGTTAGCATATTCACCCTCATCACCTTGTTGCGTAATAATTTCATGAATATCTAGATTACGAATATATCGTCTCTTTGTATCCTGTTGCTTCTTTTCTCTTTGTATTCTTCGAATAAAGGCATAATAGGTAATTTGCGTAAAATAAGCAAAGGGATTGGAAGATTTGGCAGGATCAAAGTTATCAATATAGGTGATGCAATTTTCAATACCATCAAGAATCATTTCGTCTCTATAGGTATAATTGATAAAATTGCTTTTATAGGCCAGATGGTTTGCTATTTTTACAAAACATTCGCCGAGATAGTTTGGTACTCTAGGTTTAGAATCCCGACCTTCTTCTTTAGCCTTATGCGCCTGAACTAAGTTTCGATATTTGGTAATTTCTTGCAAAAATACCTTATTATCTATGTAGTGGGCGCTGCTCTTCTTGTCTTCTTTTGTCATGATGTTTCCATTTTATGGTTGCCAAAGTTGGTTTTTATGTGTACAATTAGCGGTGTAGCGCCTTTAAGTGGATAAAGGTACCAAGGTACACTAGTGTAAAACACGTTTAGTTTCATTCACTCTTAAAAGAAGTTCTTGCATATTGTCATTTTCGGACTCTTCTTCTTCACTTACAAGACTTTCTTGCATCTGAGGTGCAACAGAGCCAAGATTTTTACGATTCTGAAAATCAAGATAATTTTTTAAAATTTGTTCGCCTACATTACAGATTGTAATCAAACTTTCGGTGTCGATTATAAACATCTCATCTTCACTTAGCGGCATCCAAGGTTTTAGCAGATACCGTTCGCCAATAATTCCTTCGTTTGTAGGCATCATATGCATGATTTGTATCTCTACTGGGTCCCAAATATTAATAAAATTTGCGTTATCAACGTTAACGTCCTCAGATTCAGTTCTGCAAACCATAACTTCGCCATTTTTAAATTTTAGAATCTTATGATTTTCCATATTTTTACTCCAATAAAAGTTTGATCATACTATAATCAAAACCTTCTTCATTATAAATTTTAATTCTTTCTATCATGTGTGACAACGTAAAGTTTTTGTGTGATTTATATGATAGATCATCTGCAATATCATAAAGGTTACAATCGGCTTTTGCATCACCTTTTCTAAGTCCTCTACCAATTGATTGTAGATTGCGAATTCTAGACTTTGAAGGAGAAGCAAAAATAATGTTGTGCAAGTTCCTAATATTTATACCAGTTGAAAACGTACCGTAGGATGCAACAATGATGGCATCATTTTCCAACTCAGTCAACGCTCTAATCTTTTCTCTCTGTTCCGCATCGGTACCACCGAACACATAGAAGATTTTACGATTAGAATCTGCCTTGTCCTTTATCATATTATACAACACATCACCGTGTTTGGCAACAAACTGATACAATACAAGCGTGTTACCTGTTTGTTTTAACGCCAGGTTGCGAATAATAATGTTTCGTTTATGATGTTTAACCAGAAAATCCATCTCTTCTTGATATTTCCAATTCTTACCGGCTTTTCGATCTTGTTCAGAATGCTCTAGTAACAAACAACTAATTTTTAGATTGGCAAGTTGGTTCTTATCCATCAACTCTTTTGTTGTGGTTACCTGGTTAACTCTACCAAACATACCTTCTAGTACTAACTTGTGTGTCTTTGAACCGTCAAGAGTACCCGTTGTACCAATACGAAACTTTGTACCGACGCAATGATTTAAAATAGACTCTAATGATTTTGCTTTGAATAGATGAGCTTCGTCTCCATAAATCACATCAAATTCATTAAAGAAACTTCTAGGCAATTTATATAAAGATTGCCACGTGCTGATTGTAACCGGCCATTCATTTGTTTTTTCAAAACCAGAATAAATCTTTGCACAGTTTTCAGAAACTTTCCAGTCTGTCTGACTGGCATAGTCTTTAAAATCTCCATACATTTGTTCAACCAGAGACGTTGTTGGAACAATAATTAATTGCTTGAATCCTTTCATTTGATAATAGCGCAAAATCAAATAAATGATTAATGATTTGCCTGAAGCGGTGGGTGATAGGAGTAATGTTCTGCCAAATCGAAGTGCTTTTCTGACCGCGTGTGCTTGGTAGTCTCGTATCTCAATTGGTTTACCCTGACTGTGCAAATTCATTTTTTTTGCGAAGTCTAACACACCATCTATAGTGATTGGATCACCAATTAGCGGAACAGTATCTTCAAAGGTGTATTCGTATTGTTCACAAAAATCTTTAACATAAGGGAGAAGACCAACATACAATTGTTTGGACATCATATTATATAAACGAATTTTACCGTCCCACATTCTAGCGCGATACTGAGGAGTAAATTTAGCGCCAGGATATTCATATGTGAAATAGTCTTGCATTTCTCTTGCAATACCAGGCTCACAATCTACTTTTAGATAGACTTCATTGAATTTGGAAATGTGAACGTTTGCCAAGGTTACATGCTTCCTTGTGTAAATCTAAAATACTCAATGGCACTTTTAACATCCCATGTACGACTGTTAATAGACCTGATAATTTGTTCAAGTTGATACATCATAGTTTTCATATATTCAACTTTATCAACCGCTTTGATAACTTCTTCGTCAGTAGAGATAACATCATCAACTTCTGTTCTTAGGGGTTTTGGACCTAGATACTGTTCCCAACCAAGGTCGGTTAGTTCTTCGCGGGATAACTCACCACGAAAATACTTAAGTTTATTGCCACGTAGTCGAAGATATTGCGACTCGTACTTACGCAATTGCAACCGTGTGGTTGTTAGAATTTTGAGGTATTTGGAATGCAACATGGGAACACGTGTTGCTTCTCGGCCAAGATCAGTCTCGTCTATACG